GTTTCATTTATAGATCATATTAATGATGCATTACCTGAAACACAAAAAGCTTTAGGTTTAAAAGTTAATCATAGTAATTTATGTACAGAAATAACTTTACCTACTGCTGAAGATAGAACGGCTGTTTGTTGTTTATCTTCTGTTAATTTAGAAACTTATGATGAATGGAAAGATAATAAAATGTTCATAGGTGATTTGGTAAGATTTTTAGATAATGTATTAACTTCATTTATTGAAAATGCTCCAGATCATGTATTTAGAGCAAAGTTTTCTGCAACACAAGAAAGATCTATTGGTTTAGGTGCTATGGGGTTTCATGCTTATTTACAAAAGTGTGGGATACCATTTGAATCTGCTTTAGCTAAAGCTAAGAATTTAAATATATTTAAATATATTAAATCTGAAGCTGTAGCTGAATCTAAAAGATTAGCCGTTAAACGTGGTGAAGCTCCTGATATGGAAGGTACTGGAATGCGTAATGCTCATTTATTAGCAATTGCACCCAATGCCTCAAGTTCTATTATTTGTGGTACTACATCACCTTCTATTGAGCCTTATAGAGCAAATGCTTATGTTCAAAAGACTATGAGTGGATCATTTTTAGTTAAAAACAAACATTTAGAAAAATTATTAGAAACAAAAGGAATAAACAATGATAAAACGTGGACTTCAATACTTGCAAACAGGGGTTCTGTATTGCATCTCAAAGATTTGTCAGATTACGAAAAAGATATATACAAAACTTCGATTGAAATAAACCAACAATGGATAATTGAACATGCTGCGGATAGACAACCGTTTATTTGCCAAGGTCAATCATTAAATGTTTTTGTACCTGCTGATGTTAATATTAAAGAATTACATGATATTCATATGTTAGCCTGGAAGAGAAAATTAAAAACATTATACTATTGTAGAAGTGAAGCTATTAAAAGAGCTGAACTTGTATCATTAAAAGTTGAACGAACAATAATACCTGAAGCTGATTGCTTGGCTTGTGAGGGATAATGGGTTGGTTTGAAAAAATATTAATAGGATTACTTAGTAGCTATATGAGTTATGTATTCATACTAGCTACTATTAACACAATATGCGATTGCATATAGAAAGAAATAAAAAATATGAGTCTATTTAAGTCACGAACACATTATAAACCATTTGATTATGAATGGGCGTTTGAAGCTTATGATACAATGCAAAAGATGCATTGGTTACCAAGTGAAGTACCATTGCATGAAGATATAAGAGACTGGAATGAAAGATTAACTGATGAAGAGAAAAGTCTTATTAGTAGTATTCTTAAATTCTTTACTCAAGGTGATGTTGATATTGCTCAAGCTTATTTAGATAGATATATTCCTAAATTTAAACCACCTGAAATTAGAATGATGTTAAGTTCATTTGCTAACTCAGAAGCTAATCATGCTCATAGTTATTCATTACTTAATGATACTATTGGTGAAACACAATTAACTGATTATAAGGCATTTCAAGAGTATAAAGAGATGTCTGATAAACATGCTTACCTATTTAAATCTAAAGGTACTGGTACAGAAGGTCTTATAAGAGATATTGCTTGCTTTAGTGCTTTTGGTGAAGGTTTACAACTATTTGCATCATTTGTTATGCTACTAAACTTTCAAAGGTTTGGTCGTATGAAGGGAATGTGTCAAATAGTTACTTGGTCTATAAGAGATGAAACACATCATGTTGAAGGAATGATTAAATTATTTCATACATTGATAAAAGAAAATCCTGAAGTATGGACAGAAAAGTTTAAAGCTGAAATATATCAAACTGCTAGAGATATGGTAGATTTAGAAGATAAATTTATTGATCTTGCTTTTGCTAAAGGTGGTATTAGAGGTTTAAAAGCTGAAGATGTTAAACAATATATAAGATATATTGCTGATAGAAGATTGTTACAATTATCATTAAAACCAAATTATAAAGTTAAAGAAAATCCTTTAAGCTGGCTTGATTGGGTTATTAATGGTGTTGAACATGCTAACTTCTTTGAAAGTAGAGCTACCGAATATAATAAAGGTACTATCACTGGGAGTTTGTGGGGATAATATGGCTAGTTATGTTTTAATAATGGGATTATGCTTTGGAATAAATAATAAATGTATGGATCCTATAACACCATCTATAATATTTAAAGATTATTATACTTGTATAACATATGGTTATGAATTATCTAATCAACTATTAATTGAAATGAAACCAAACAGTGTTAATACAAAAAAAACTTATTTTAAATTTACATGTATTGATCAAACAAAAGGGGTTTAATTATGGCTTATAAGAAAAAATCTAAGGGTAAGGCTAAACTTACTGCAAAACAAAAAAAGTTACCAAAAGGTTTAAGAGATAAAATATTAGCTGCTAAAAGAAAAGGTAAATAATATGGCTTATGGTAAAAAACGATCTTCTAAAAAGAAGAAAAAAGAAGAGAAAAAGAAAAAATATAAAAGGAAAAGATAAAATGACTAAAGATATAAAAGTTGAAGATAAAATTATAACTATTGATAATAAAGAATATAAAGAAAGTGAATTATCACCTACAGTTAAAAACAATTTAGCTATATTAGGTGATTGTAATAATAAAAAGATACTAGCTAGTTTAGATGTTGCTAAAAACGATATTTTAATTGCTGAATATTCTAAAAGAATTAACGATGAGTTAGATAAACTTAAAGATAAAAAGTAAAAGGAATAAATGAGTATAAATGATGATGTATATTCAAGAATGCTGAAACACCGTGCATTATTGACTCTTTACGAAAAGAGATTGGATACTGAAATTACTAAAATTTTAACTTCACACAAAATAAGATTACAACGAATTGTTGCTTATTCTGGTACAGCAAATATAAATAGCTTAACTAGAAAATTAAATAAAGAAATTCGTTTAACTTATAAAAAAATATATAAAGATGGTATAGATGAACTAAATAAATTAGCGGGCGTGAGCGCGAGATTTTATAAAAGTTTATTTGATAAATCATTAAACAATATATACAAAGCAAAAGGTGTAAAAGATACTTTAAAGGTTAATGACTTAATTATTAAATCTAATGGAACATATAGTCAACAATTAACTTCTATAAGTATATTACAACAAAGAAAAATAAAAGGTATAGTCAAACTTGGTATGACTGAGAATAAAGCTATGATTAATATAGCCCAAGATTTAGGCAAAAGTGGTTTAGCTACTTCTGCTGTACAATTAAAAACATTAACTAGAACTGCTATAACTGAAACATCTAATTTTGTATCTAATACAACATATAAATTAAATGATGATGTTGTAAAGGGTTACCAATATGTAGCTACTTTAGATACTAGAACTAGTTTAATTTGTGGCAGATTAGATGGTAAAGTTTATTCATTAAGTAATAAAAATGCGCCTCAACCGCCTCAACATTTTAATTGTAGATCAACAACTATACCTGTTATAAAAAGTACTGATCAATTATTAAATACTAAAAATAATAGATTACAAAAACGAAAAATTGCTGGATTATCTGATAGCCGCCGTGCCTCTATCAATGGTCAAGTACCTGGAAAAACAACTTATCCAGAATGGTTATCAAGTCAATCTAATGATGTTAAATTGGCTATATTAGGAAACCAAAAAAGAGTTAGTTTATTTAACTCTGGAGATATTAAATTTTCTCAATTTTCTAATAAAGATGGTAAACTAATTTCGTTAAAACAATTAGAAGAATTATCAAATTAATCTTTTGTTTTAAATTAAATATAACTAAGGCCGTGTCCAAAGGAAATATAATGTCAGAAAACATTGAAAACACTCAAGTAAAAGTAGAAGAAATAAAAGTAGAAGAAAAAACAGAAACTAAACAACCAGATATAAAACAATTGGTTGATCAAGAAGTTTCAAAAGCTATATCTAATATTAAAGTAAATTTAGATAATGCATACAAAGAAAGAGATGAAGCTATAAGTCAAATCGAAACAATTAAAAGTGAGAAAAGACAAGCTGAAATTTCTAGCCTTGAACAACAAGGTAAACATACTGAAGTTATGCAAATGAAGCTTAATGAAATGAATGCTAAACTTGAGTTATATGAACAAAAGAACACTGAATTAAGTAGAGATAACGCTGTGCGTTCTCAACTTAACTCTTTAAATTTCAAATCTGAAAAAGCCGCTAATATGGCTTATGAAGATATTATAGGAGGTTTAAAGAAAGATGCTACTGGAAATTGGATTCATGAAAATGGTCTTAGTATTAGTGATGCCGTGTCATTATATGCTAAAGACGATAATAATGCGTTTTTATTCTCAGTTAAAGCAAATGTAGGTTCTGGAGTTAATCCAGCTAAACCTGCTTCAGGAAACAATCCTGTCAAATCTATAAAAGAGATGTCAACTGACGAACTACTTGCTAATATTGAAAAGGGTAACGTTAAAGTTGACGGAGAATGGGCTGACTAAGCCTAATCTTTTATAATAATAACCGAAGCAATTATGCTTCAATAATAATAAAAGGAAAAAACAAATGACTGTAACAAGTTCAAATTTTAATAACATTGCTAAAGCAATTTCTGCTTACGCACAAGCTGAAAGAGCAGACGCAGCGTTATTGACTTCAACTGCACTAGTTGGTTCTGACGCTAGAATCACTGATGCTGGTGAAAATTACACTGGTACACTAAGATGGTTAGATTTTGCTGATCCATCAACTGCTTACAAACAATCGGAAACTATTGCTGATACAAACATTAACTTAATGTCTGCTTCAAACAAGTCTGCGATTTATGTAAAAAACATTGATCACATTGGTGCTCAAGAAGCTTCAATTCAAAAACTAGTATCTAAAGTAGATGGTTTATCTTACTTAGGTTCTCAATTCGCTGCTGTAAGAGCAAGAAGAGAAGACCTACAATTAAGATCAATCTTAAACGGTGTTTCTGATAAAATTTGGGGTGCTACTACTATTGGTGCTTCTGATTCTGAAGCTGTTGTAGGAACTTTCGGGTACTACACTGGTTCTGATTCAGGATCTAATCCTGCAGCGTTATTTGCAAATGAAACAAATGCTAATAAAAGATCTGCGTTTTTCGACAAACTATTTGATGCAATGACTGCAATCAAAGGTGAATACGAAGAGCCTTTTTACTACCTAGTAGTTGACACTTCTACTTACAACATTATGAGAAAACAAAACGTTCTTGATGTTGCTCCAGTAGTTGATGGTAACTTTAGTTTTAACACTATTATGGGTGGTAAAATTAGATTAGTTATTAACAACCAAGTACTAACTGCTAACATGCCTGCTGGTTTAAAGGTTTCTTACCTTGCTAAACCTGCTGCATTCCATTACAGCGAAATTGCACAAGTTAATCCAACAGCGGTTGAT